TCATCTATCCTAGACCAAACCAATACACTTCCTATTGATCCTGTAAGTTCAAGACCTGTTAAGGACACGTCTGCATTGGCTCTAGTAGTTATTGATCCAAGATTTGAAGTGGTAGAAACGCCATCAATATTAAATCTAGCGTTGTGATGAACAGTTACAGAACCTATGGCAGATGTGCCAGCAACTCCAGATATTACTACATTAGCCTCTCCATCTACATCTACACTTACACTACCAACAGTAGCTACTGCACCTGTAACTACTGCTATGGCTTGAGCGTTGACACCTGCTGTTGGTGCTCCTGTTGTAGCAGAGACACCAATAATTCCAAATCTACCAGCAGCGTCAATAGCAATAGCACTGACTGTTGCGGTTGCTGCACTAGGTGCTGTTAGTGTAACTGGTACAGGTTCTCCCCAAGCACCTTCACCCCAAGTGCCTCTACCCCAACCTGTAATATTAGCCATTTTAGGCTAGATTAAGCTATTCTAATTATAGCTGTACTGGCTGCTGCTGCGGGAAAAACTACTGTAAAATCACCTGCGGTTGATGTTTTATCACCACCAAAGTCGATTGTAGCTACAGACTTATTACTATCAGAAGAGTTGTAGATCATACAACCTCTAGCTGTAACAGTTGCTGTTCCAAAAGTTAAATCAGCAAAATCAGTAAACCCTGTAGTACCACTAGAAGTAGGATCTACTCTAGTCAAATTACTACCGCCAGAAGTATAGTTTGTACCACTTACTTCATTTGTAGTTGTAAATGCTGTTGTAGTGGCTCCTAATGTAGCTGAGCTTGTATATAAAGCTAGTTTAAAAGTATCTCCACCTGAGTTTTTAAAGTTGTGCACAGCTTCAAGAAGTTCTTTTTTAAAGCTAGTGGTTAATGTTGATGTAATAGCCATATTAAATCCTTTTAATTATATCTGCTAACTCTGTGTCTCCTTGTTTTATGAAGTCTTGTATCAAAGTAGCTTTATAGGATTTTAACGCATTTTTTATATAAATCAAACAAACCTTATAAATTAGTTCTTTATAAGCTCTAGCTTGTTCTTTAATATATGGATCTTCACTTTCACTTGTGCTAACTATTTTTTCTGTTAATCTTTCTGCCCAAAACTCAGGAGGATGACCACCATGGTTGCTTGTTTTAGTCTCTATAATGCCTAGTCCAGGCATACCTGCTGGAGTAATCTTATCTACCATTTTTTTGGTTCCACTGGTCTTAATATATCATCGCCACCAATACTTTTTATATTTTCATTTTCTAGGTGTGAGTCAGTTCTATCTACCAATACAGCTTCTTGATTTTTTTCAACAATATTTAAATTATTAATTCTTTCTAGTTTTATACCATCTTTCCCAGCTAATATGATGTAAGGATTTTTAAGTCTATGGTATCCATACAGTTTTTGTTCCGATGATACATCTGTATCTAGTAAGCTTGAGCTATGTGCAACTTCTACTTCTATACCTGATGATATACATTTACTTAGCCAAAATTCTACACATCCTCTACCTGCCTCTGCAAAATGTAAATTGCCTTTATAACTAAAATCTATGCCAAACATTTTAATATTAGCTACTTCGTTCCAATAAGCAAATGCTACTGCGTATGCAATCGTATTATTTAGATAGTGACAATTTGAGTATTCTATAACCTCTTTTAATGGATATTCAACCAATCCCGGACAACGTTTATCTAATTCGCACGTATATATAGGGCCTTTATGTTCTTGCAACATTTTAGCCATACCTTTAGTTTGACCACCTGCATCATCTGTTTCTAAGAATCTTGATGCGGGATCCATCATGAATACTCTATCGTGATAAACTACTGTGCCTACACCGTTTATTGCCCACACTTCATCAAAATGAACTCCGTGTGATTTTGCCATGTTGTAATCAAACCAGCTTTTTCCCATACCAACTATGGCAACTGTTTTGCCTTTCAGACTTTCAATTTGTTTCATTTATTTTACGATACCGTTGTCCTCAAAGAATCGTAGCGGTATTCATCTCTCCTTCCTCTAGCTTCTGCAAGATTTTTTAATCTATTTATTTCACCTGTAAAGCGTTGTTCGTATTGCTGTAATAAATCATTTTCACCTTTCATAAATATGTAAGCTTCAACCAAACTACCGTATAACAAAGCATTACGTGCGTTGCTGGATAGCCAAGTGCCTGTAGTATCTGTCACTAAAGAGTTTGGTTTATAAAGATAATGTAATTCTACATCGTAATTTTGATCTGGAACTGGACTCACTATAAGCGTAGAACCATTGTTTGAAGCTGTAGATAGTTCTTTATCAAATTCTCCATAATACTTTGGTAAACCTCTCAAAGTTGAATCAGTTGGATCAACAGAATATTCACGCATAAAAGATGGATGTTTTTTATCTAAATAATGATAGTCTCCATTACCGTCTATAACTGCTAGAGAAAAACTTGTTTGATAATCTGAAGGTGTTGTAAGATAAGTATTCTCTGCTGTTAATGAACCTGTTACATTTTTACGAAAAAAATCAAACTGCACTAATTCAAATATTCTTTCTTCAGTATTTTTAATAAAATCATCTAATGTATTTACAAAAGTTGTTTCTGTATTTTGAGTATAGTTTTGTATTAAAGTTTTTAATTCTGATAATGTCATAATTAAACGGTATTTGCTGTCCACCCCATTCCTGAGTGATTAGTACAATAATAATAAAGTGTTGGAGCTCCTGAAGCAACTGTTATTTCGGTATAAGCACCGCCATATCCAGGTGTGCCATAAGTTGTAACTCCAGTCGTGTACTCTGAACCGCCACTGTGTGTTCCATTAGCAGTGGTTGAAAATCTAAGAGGATGTCCAATATTGCTTGAATCCGATTGTCCAAATTGATATGTTCTTCCTTCTGTTAAATTTAAAGTAACATCTGCTGTAGCAGTAGAACCATCAATAGCAAATTTATTTGTAGATCCAAAATTGTAATAGGGATGATTTGAGGGGTTGCCACCTACAACAGTTACTGTATAAAGTGTAGTTGTGGCTATTGATACAGTCACTGATCCTAAGCTTGCTGTTGCACTAACTCCTGTTGGCTCAGCAGTGGGTGTTACTTCAGTGGTAGTAATTGATGGAGAACCAACTGAACCTGTTATTCCATCTACTTTAAAATTTGATCCAATAATATTTGGATCCATGCAATTACCCTTTTTAATATCTGTATATGTAACAACAACAAATCCTTCTCCAACACCAACATCAGTATTAGGCCTTGGTTTATATAAAGCTTCAGGATCAGATACATGTGGTAATGGCTCTAGTTGTGGATGTTTAGGATCAAAACAATCTCTACAAGTTTTTGCTCCATTCCATTCTTCTTTTAGTTGAGATAATTTGTATTCAAATCCACACCTATCACAAACAGCTATTGCGTATTTACCACTAGCGTATGCCATATTAGTATCCGTTTCTTAAGTAAGGCGATATTCTAAAAGAAGCGGTATCTTCGTCTTGAGACATAGCTCTTTCAAACTCATCTTCATACATTTGTTTTAACATAACTACTCTATCTGGTGCTTTTTTAATAGCTATGTAATAAGCAAGACCTGCTGCAAAACAAGGGTAAAATCTAAACGGCATATCCATAGTGTTGGTTGCTGTATCAGCATCGTCCATTCTTACTAACTTATTAAATACTAATACATCAGTGCTGTTTTCTGGTGTTGGCCATATATTTAAAACAGGACTAATCTGTTTGTCTAAAAAGAATTGATTAGGTCTTGCTTGAGTAGATTTAGTTGGAATATTTAAAAATTCACTTCTGCTAATTTTTGTCATTTGCAGATCAAGATTAGTTCCGTCAGTATCTCTTCTCAATGAGCAGTCTAATATATCAATAACATTAGAATCTAAAGTGTATTGATTGGTACCCTTGGTTACAGTTTGAGTTGCTTGTTCTATAGTCCACTGATTAAGCCCTCGATTAGCCCACTCGGCCAACATAAGGTTTATAGATCTTTTTGCTGTTTTAAGATCATAACCTGTTCTAAGCTC